CTCATTACAGTTCATCTTCACAGGTCGTACCAACAGTGAGTTCCATGTCCCAGGACAGAACATACTAGGTAACACCGACGGTGCACCTCCAGTAGCAGAAGTAACCATCGAGTGCGATGACCTCTTAATCAGTTCAGCTTTCGTGTATGAACTAGATGAGACACTTGCACATTATGACCTACGTGGAGAAATTTCACGTAAGATTGGTTACGCTCTTGCAGAGAACTATGATAGAAGAATCTTTAGAGCAGTAACTAAAGCTGCTAGACAAGCTTCTCCTATTCTTAAGTCTA